AGGCCATCGACGGCAGACATAAGCGTCTGGAACCCGATCTGCCCGAAATCAGATGCCTGGCGCATCTGGTCTTGCATCATTTCCCATGGGCTGGGATCGGAAAGTTTTTCGTAATACTGCTCTAGCTGCCCCTCGAGTTGGTTGTAATATGCGAGATCCTCTTCAGTGGCATTGGCCAGCAACTCCTGCCGCGTGCCGAAGGTTTCAATCATCGCATCGCGTTCTTGCTTTACGAGATCGAATAGCGCCTGGTATTGTCCGCGCCGCTCCATGAAGGTGCGCTGGGCAGCGGCGCGCCTCCGCTCAGCGCCGATGTCGCGCTCAGCAGGCAATCCGGCTTCGGCACCTGGCTCTTCAAATACCGGGGCAGCGGTCGGAGCCTTACCAGCGATTTCATCCATCCCCTTGCTGACCTTCTCGTAATCGCTGGCCAATTTCCGCGCTGCCTCGGCTCCGCCATACATGATCTTTTCAATCGCCCCGATGGCAGCATTGATCGGGGAGACGTTAGCAACCGTCCGCGCGGCGAATGGCAGCCCTGTTACAGGGTCAATCCCCGAGGCGATATCCCAATATGCCTTAAGAGTTGTCTTCGCCTTATCATCGCCGAATGCGGCCTTGACCAGCGTGGGGATATCGCTGATGAGCACAAGGGCGGCCATCACTCGCTGGACAGCGGTGCGGAAGGAATCCCATTGATTGACATAATTCCCGATCTCTAAACCAAGCGCGAGTGCGGCGAGTACCCCGACAATGGTCAGGAGATTCACGCTGATCGATTTCAGTGTCGGGATGAAATTCGCCTGTGCCACGTGTCGGAATTGATTCAGCGCAGTAATAGACTTTAGGACTTGGCTGCCGAAGATGAGAAACGTGCCCCCGGCTAGCGCGATAACAGCAATAAGGCCTCCGCCCCCACCGACCACTAACCCCATCATGCGAATTAATTCACGATGGCTATCGGCGAATTCTGCGAATGCCACAACCGCGTCCCGGATCTTTGTTACCAATGCCACGAGATCATCGCGCAGCGCTTCGAAGATAGTGATCTCGATGTCTTCAATCGCGGATTTCAACAACCGCCCGGCGCCGGAGAAGGAGTCTAATTGAATCGCGGCCATCTCCGCAGCAGCTTCGGTCGCGGTAATTTTCTCCGTAAGATCAGCGAGTTTCTCGCTCCCCTGCTGCGATAGCGTCAGCCATACACGGGCACCCTCGGCGCCGAAGATCTTCATGGCTTTCTGCGCATCGAGATGTCCGCGTTCGAGAGCGCCGACAATATCTGCCATTGAATGCAATTGCGGATTGATATCGTCTGCGGTAAGGCCCATCTCCCTTAGCGTTGCCGCACCTTCGCCGCTGATATCTGTCAGTTTCAACAGCGATGTCCCAAGGAGTCGCCCGGCACTTGATGCTCGGACACCCGCCGAGACGAGTACACCGAGCGTGCCCACGGTCTCCTCGAGGGAAATCCCTAATGCACTCGCGCTCGAGCTAACAAATGGCAACGCAATCCCGAGGCGTTCGAGTGTCAACTGCGATTTCCCGATACTCGCGGCGAGCACATTTGAAACACGCCCGGCATCAGAGGCGGCTAACCCGAAAGCATTGAGCTGGCTAACAACAATCTCGGTAGAGGACGCCAGGTCTGATTGTGTCGCCGCGGCCAGATCCAGGATGGGCTTGAGCGATTGCATCTGCTCCTGGGCGCTCTGCCCCGCGCTGGCGAGGAAATACATCCCCTCGCCAGCCTGGCGCGCGGAGAATACCGTCGCCCGCCCCATGTCCTTTGCGAAATCCGAAAGTTCTCGGAATTGCGCTTCGGTGGAGCCGGATACCGATTGAACATTCCTCATGGTCTGTTCAAAATCCGCACCGGTTTTAATGATGGCTCGGGATGCCAAGCCAAGAGGGACTGCAATGGCAGCGCCAAGCGCGGCGAATTGCATGCCCATGCGCTGGGTCTGCTCCCCCATCCGCTTGGATTTTAACGCAAAAGCATCAAGTCTTGCATCGGCCTGATCCATCTTTTGAAGGAAGTCGCCGATCGCTCCCTTCAGAACTACCTCGAGCTCCGCTAGTCGAGTCGCCAATTGCCCTCCGTGGCACCATGGGCAGATCACCAAACATCTTCATCAGAGTCTTATACTTAAGCCCGGCGCCTGCTCCTTTCAGGCGCGACAAGACCCCGCGCAATCTGTCATATAGTTTCTGTGGCTCCTTGCCATGAATCATCCCCAGCAGGCTCATCCGCCTTTGTACATCACGAATAGCGGCCTGCTTTGAATACAGCATCAATTCTTCAAAGTTGAACTCTCGGATTTCGTCGAGCCTATATCCTCGCCCAACGAGCCCATCAACTGTTTGAGCGAATCGAACCACGCCTTCAGCGCGGCCACCGGCATCCCCGCCGCCTCCAGGACTCCGAAAAAAGCCTTGGCGACTCCCTGGTGTATCCTCACGAACACCTCGACGATATTAAGCATATCCTCTGCATCCATATCGTCATAATCGGCCTCCGTGAGATTGGTAGCCAATCCGAGCATCGCTACCAAGGGATCCCAAATTGCAACCACCAGGCTGCCGATAAACGCATAACCACTCGCAGCCTTATCCGTTTCCTCGGCCTTGGTCTTAGTCGCCACCGTCAGCCCCGCCAACGCGCTGACGAATGTCCCCGCATGCTGAATGATTTGCCGCAGCTTTAAGCGACTGACTTCAGCTATCCGCCCGTCACGAAGCGGGACACATTCGGGTACCCGGAGCACAATCTTCGCCTCGCTATCTGCACTACCATCACTGGGCTTCAAAGAGCCTCCTGCTGCCATCAGAACATCCTCCTTACGTGGCCGGACAAGTCGATTGAATCTCTATGTTCCCAAAAGGCTCTGCAGGATGCAGAGACGCACAGTCGGTCGCCCGGAATCGAATCGGGAACTCTACAATCGACTCGCCGAACTCCATGGTAAACTCTGCGGTAATGAGCGCAGCCCACAGGTTGATATTCAACCACTTGCTGGCACAGGGGAACGCATGCTCAAACCGCACGCCATAATGCCTGCCACAATCCGGCTTTTTGAACGGGATCTTACACGATGAAACATCGGGGATCCAATTCACTCCCAGGGCAGTCGCCAGATTATAGACGGTGATTTCATGGATGAGCACTTCCAACTCAAACTCTGCGCGGATTGGAATCGCAGCATCAAACTGACCATCCCGGCTACGGTAATGGTCAATGTATGTCGGGCGATAGGTAAAGCGTATCACCCCACACTCGCCGAGATTCGTTTCCGCGCCACCGCTGTGGTTACAGACAAAGACCTGACCAGAATTGACCGTGTAATTCTCGTTGGTCGATTCTTCGGTGCAGGCGTCACAGATGGACACTAATCTCACCTCCTCTCACAGGCAAAATTCCGGTTGCCCGGGGCGGCAGCATTGATACGCTACCTTGAACATATATCGCGTGCTTTGGTGCCAGGCCTGAATAGTGGAATCGACGTCCGGCTCGTCCAGGTCACCATCCCACCGCGAATTCATCACAATGATCTCATCTGAGGATCCCGGGCTGCAGCAATCAAAGTCACACTTGGCACAGCCGAAGCGCCGCCGGATCCAGTAGAGGATGTCGCCCAAAACCAAGTCGGCGTTTTGAGTTTCAGAATAATCGATACGCACATATGGGGTAAAAGTGCAGAACACATGCTGTAGCGGCTCGCTGACGAACCCGGGGATCGGAGCGCCAAAGGCTTTCCCGTAACATAGGCATGCACGGAAGGAGCCATTATCTGGCCGCGCCGCTCGCCGCAAGCCATCGGTTGTGTCCAGAATCGCCATCAGGTGCTGGCAACCCAAAAGGCAGTCGCATACATAAGAATAAAAAGCACTTATCCTCATAGCTGGATACTCCGATCAATTACCTTTTTGTATTCATCCTCGATGTACTGTAGCACAACTGCCCGCTGTTTTTCAAACGCTTCAAATAGGAACCCCCCGTCCGGCAGATTCTCTATAAACTCTGCATATGCCCGATCGGTACCAACGCTGACCTCTACCGTCCGCATGGTAACATTTGTGATCTGCGCGGTTTGCGATCGCCACAACGCGCCGGTCAACACATGATCTTTCGCCGTAATAATCTGCGCAGCCGAATTGGCGATGATCAGCCCCCCGCCCCGGAATACGCGTCCGATATCTAACCCGAAGCGAGTCTTCAAAGCAGCGATATTCTTTTTCGCGTTTCTGATACCCCGCAGATTCTGCTCTTCCTGTGCCGTAATACCCATCAGTCCTGCCCCGGCCTTGTCGGCGGCACCTTGATTTCACGCACCCAACATTTCATGTATTCCATCGAATCTTGACCGCGTGGCCGTTTGGCCATGGTGACGATCATCTCTGAGCCTCCGGAGCGGATCACCTTGTCGCCGGTTTGAATGTCTTTCAATTGCCCGATCATCATGAAACGCGCTACCTGGCGCTCGCCTTCATCGGCATATCTGGTCTCAGCATCGGGGTGATAAATCCGGCAATGATACCGCGCGATGTGCGCCGTGAAGATCGGGATCTTGCCACATGCGCTATCGCTAATCGTGGTCTTCCGCTGGATCTCTACGATTTCATTCAGCAGCAATCCGCGATACATTAAAACACCCGGCCTCCAAACTGCTTCCGCAGGAAACTGAACAGCAGCCCATCGATCGCGGGGATCCCGGTTTCATTATGCACCGCCGCGCGTTCGAATAATTTCCGGAGAGTATAGGCATACCCGTCCACCGATTCACTCGCGAAGTTCGCAAACATCGGCGCGGTAACTGTGTCCCACTTGCCGCCTTCTTTCAGGAGCAGACACGTTGCCAGCGATATCGGATCCGGACATGCAGCATAGAGCCCCCAGGTCGCGTCGACTGCGATATTCTTAAACCCATACGGGAATATCGATGATGTCCCACTACAGTATGCCACTGCGGCTTCGCCGGTCGGCGGCTCCATCTGATTCCGCGGCCACGGTCGACCGTCTTTATGGATCAGCCAAGTTCCGCGGATTCTATAATCTGCAACCGTGAAAGTCGCGGTAGCATCATCAAGATTCGTGATGGCGGTTAATTCCAGGATCGGCCCATCGCATGGCAAATAGAACATCCCGGTGCCGTCGACATAACGGGTCTCTTGTACTGGCAAAAAATGCTGCCCGCAGACTCGATCGATGATCGACATAGCAATCCGGATGAGATACTGAATATCGTCATCCGACAGTGGGCTGCCGATAAGACAGCGTGCACGCGCCTCGGTTACGGACAGATAATAATCCGCAGCTGCAAACGTCCCCGCTGCATAGACATAGAATTCCAGCGTGGCCGTTACGGCGTCGTGCCCGGCCTCCGGCGTGTAGTACCACTTGTCATAATGCTTGCCCAAAGTCTCAGCGCCAGGGACGGCCCAATCCACATAATAAAGCCCGGTAGCATCGCGCACGATTTCGCTGGCTGCGAAGGTGTGTAAAACCGAGAGATCGGCTGCGAGGATCTCTACCTGCGTAAATGCATATGGATCATAGAGATTCCCTTCGGGATCGTGAAACTTAATGCCGAGCCGGACAGTTTGGCCTTGCTCGGCGGCATAGCGTGAAACGGCCATCTCAATCGCCTCCTAATATGCCTGCGCGGTGAAGCCACGCAAGGCTTCGATGATGTCCTCATCGACATCAAACACCTGAAACGAATAACATGGCGGGCTTGAGCAGTCCAGGGTCACTAGCCATGCCCCGAGCGCATCCGGGGTGAAGTCCACATAATAGACCGCCGTCGCGCCGATCTCTACCACACCCGGCGTCAGTGCCAGCACCAGTAAGGGGTTGTAGATTTCAGCCGTGATATTCCCGGCGATCCCCGTTGCCGGGGTTCTGTCCGCATTCAGGATCCGCATGAACACGCGGATTGGCTCGTTAATGATGTTCATGCGGTAATTGTTCCTTCCTGATATACAAAGAAACTCCCCCAGCCGTAGACGGCATCGGCAACGACACTCACCGAAACCTTATGCATCCCGCCGCTGTCTGAAGTGACGTTGTAGTAATATTCTCCGCCGCCGATCTCGGTTGCGTTCCCGGATACGAGGATTGTGTTGTCCTCCCGCCGGACTTCGACCGCGACTGTTCTGCCCGTTAATGGCCCGGTTTCATCAACCACTGCGATCGGGATCTGGATCTGTTTCCCAATCGGATGCCGCCCACACCAGCCTGTGCTCATGGCGCTATCTCCGATGTGATTGCGTTATACATTTTCCCAATAGCCAACCGTTCTGAAGAGCACTATCCCCGTGCCAGCTCCGCCGAAATCAGCACAGAAGCAAAACTTCTGGTCGACGATTTTGATTATCGTCGTGAAATTGAACTGAGCGTTAACGGCCTGGAGCCTATATGCTTGTCGCTTACCATTGGCCTCCGTCTCATACGGGTGCAAGACTAACCTGCCATTGATGGCCGCGCTGTCCAAATATGTCACATAGACTAGGGCAGCGATGACATCGCTATTCAGAAATTCTGAGCAGTCTATCTCAAAGTATTTGAAAGCCCACGGGGAACCAACAGATGGACTATTCGTCGCAATCGCATCGCCCGCACTCCAAGCCGGGGTCATGGGTGCTGTCAAAGTAATTCTATTTGTCAGCGTGTTGACCGATTCGATCAGCCTGTATTCTCCGATGGTTGAATTGTATAGTCTCAAGTGCCCGATCTCATGCCCGGTAAGGAGTCTCGGCACGATGCTGTCTTCATTGCCGACAACATTTTTATAGATTAAAATGGTGTCTGAAACAAACGTATCTATCTCTGCGGCAAAGATTGTATCACTGCTGGCGGCGTTCCCGAAAATCTCATCGTCACTCGTATAGTTAACAAACCTCGTGAGTGGGCTCGGGACGCTCCCGCTGATCCTGGTTACGATGATCACGATACCCGCACTCCTCTCGGGCTCGAATTCGGGATTGCCGCACAGTTCCACGACCAGCCGTTGCCAATGATTTCTCCGTTATAGTGTGGCACACTTGCATCATGTACCTGCATGCCGGAGCCTTCATCGAAATTGAATCGCATGAGATCGGTCGGGTGAGCGACGAATGGGTATCCCGTCATAAGCGGCTCGCCCACATAGTCACTGCAAATCGCCAATTGCCAAATCCGCATCGCCATGCCCCGGCCAACCATCGCCGACGCTTCCGGCAGTAACATCATCGATGCGTTCCCGACCGGCCACGGCGGCTTAAGGCTCCCGTTAATCACGGCTTGGTATGCTGTCTGAATCGGTGGAACAAGAGAGACATTATGTACCCGCCACTTGATGAAGTAATGCGTGCCGACCACCATTTTATTGACAACGGCGCTACCATAGCCTCCGGTACCAAGGCCCGCCCAGCGGACAGCGAAAAAGTCGTGTGTGCCCTCGACATAGATTTCAATGCCTTCCACTATGTCCCCGCCAACATCCCGCGTTGCCCATTCGAATAGATACGCATCGTGTGGCGCTGGCATATTCAAGACCTCAAACTCCATTGTAACTGTGAGATTTTTCCGGTCACTCGGCTCCGGCATTGGAATCGCAAGGTGCGCGCTGCCCGGCGTATCGCCTGGCAATTCGATGTAACAGCGCCGCTGTTTAGATACCCCCACTGCTTATCCCTCCGCGACCCTATAAGACCCCATAGGCATAAGATCCATAATCGGTATCGACCCGCATGGCCCCAGGCCCGGCTGGGCGGATGAAATATCCACGCGCGGTAAACGTGATCGCCTTCCCACCACTGGCCCGCCGCACCACAAATTCCGCATTGGCTGGCAGAATCATTGCCTGCACATAGGTGCGCTTCCCGTGTTCGTAAAACCCCTGCACATAATCGAATTCGAAAAAGGTGCCGCCCTGCTGATATGCCAATACCAATTCTGTGCTGGCCTGATCGCCACTCGGGAAATCCAGATCTTGAATCGCGATGCAATAGTGGCTCGGCGGCCTCACGATGATATGCCAGTTATCATCGGCCCAGGTCATCGGTACACGATACCAAGATTGGATTGGCTTCCCGAAAGCGACGGCGCGCCGGAACTTATTGATCATCGGATAGCCCATGTCTTCTCCTCCTCGCGGACATTTATATTAACTCTCTCCGCAATCGCCTGACGAACGCGGGCAATGATCTCGCTGGATGAAATCGCTCGCATACACTCCAGCGTCGTACAGGTCGGCCTCTTGTCAAAGCACGGACACTTAGGCAGCCCCAGGGATCCCGCCTTCCAAATCGGGAAGGCATATCGATAATGCGATAGGCGTAATCGTGGCGGCCAGCTTGAGTATAAATCTACATGAGGAGTTTCAACCGCTTCCGCCAGATGACACAGCCCGGTATCCGGAGCAATCACGGCATCGCATTCGGCGACGATCGCACATAGCTGCCGGATATTGAGTTGCCCCGTGAGATTCAGATCCGCTGGCCAATCCAGGAAGTCATTATATGTTAAAACCGCTGACATATTCTCTTCATTCAGACGATGTGCCACTTCAATGACTTGCGCCTCGGGGAATGTCCGCAAATGGATCGTGCTGCTTTTCGCAGCAATAACCACGCGCGGCGCCGGGACTTCAGCGAGGGTCTGCCTGGCCCATTGGCGTTCAGATTCGGTCAAGACGGGCACGCAGAACCGATACGCCTTGGGGCGGCTACCAAGAAGATAATCAAAATAGATATCGATCCGATCGGTGGTATATTTCGCATGATGCCGTTCGGCGAATCCCCGCAAATCGATTGCATCAAAAGTTCCCCGCATGCTGGAGATTTGATAGGTGCAGGTAAGCCATGGCACATTTTCAAATAGCTCGCGGTGATAAGAATTAGTCGCCCAGGCAAAGCGCAGATGTGGGTGCGCCTCATCCAATGCTTTGATCGCTGCCGAGATAATCACCAGGTCGCCGAGACCAATGTCGCGGACAATAACAACCTCTGTCCCGGGGCGGAGTTTCTTCAAGTGATCCGATGGCCAAAGCCGGAAGTCTTTGTAGGGGGCTCGGAAATATCCCGTTCGCAATAGCCAGTTATAATCGTGCTCACATTTGACACCGAAGATCTCGCCGCGCACAGCGTGGTAGGTGTTGCTCATGGGGACGGTGCCCTGCCATGAAACGGAACGCTTCAGGATCAGGTGCCCGCAATACTTCGGCATGGTTTACCCCTGGCAACATAGAGCAGGGAGTCCGCCCTTGGACGCTGGCGGCTCCCTGCCCCGCGAAGCTATCGTTGACGGCCTAGTAGGTGCTGGACTCGACGCAGCACTCATCTCTGGTCGTCAGATGGTCAAGCAATACTGCGGCATCGGTGTTGATGATACCGGTATCGAACGCGATCCTGAAGATATGGAACGTCCGTGAGTTCACGCCATCCCGCTGACGCTCGTAATTGATATCATACTGAATACCAAGCACGAGGTTCTTCGGGTCTGTCAGAAACATGAACGTCCCCGCCTGGCCATCTTCATAATGCCCGCAGGCATTCGCCAGATCGGTCGGCAGGAGCGGGATCGTTTCCATCGGAGTGGTCATCCAGGTTGCGGGAGCCTCCCCCGTGATAACCTTGTCCCCAAGGGCAGTTCCCCGCTTCTGCAGAATGTCTGCCCAATCCTGGAACACGTCGTCGGCCATGAAGAAGCGCAGTTTCTTTTTGTCCCGACGCCACTTGGTCGGGAGCTGCTTCATCATCTGCCCGAAATGACAGATGTCCAAGCAACAATTGGGGAAGGTCGGCGTCACAACGTGAGCCGCCTTGAGCTGCTTGTACCATCCATCGAAAAGGTGAAATACGCTGGTGTCTACATCCGCATGGACATAGGAATGATCGATGTTGGCCATAAGCGCCATGATCTCCAACTCGTTTGCGAGCTGGGATCCGACCATCTTTAATACCTGCTTCTCCAGCGCATCGCCGGTGAGATTGTCTGAGAGCATATCATCACAGATCGGGATGACGGCCTTGAATTTGCGCGCGGTCAGTTTGAAGCCTGTGGCCGACATGCCGCCGGTGTCGACGTAGTCGCCACAGTTGTCTGGGCGCAGCATACCTTTATTGATATCGATAAACCGCACCCACTTCTCATTGGTCGTCATCCGCTCGACTCTGACCTTGCTCCACAGCGTTGACTCATCAACGATGAAATCAATCAACCGGTCAGCTTCCTCGGGCTGGATGATCGACGGCGCGCTCGAGCTTTGAATAGCCTTCTTAAAGTCGAATGTATCCTTTGCTTCGACTCCAAGAAGCTGCATGGCGCGTGCCTTGCTCACGATCAGCCTCCTTGCTAGTAACGCCTCCTGGCATCCGGAACCCTATTCAGTTACACGATCGTCATCGATCGCTACGTCTTCTTGCTGCCCTCTTCCTCCTCGACGGGAATATATCCGCCCAGCATAGTCGAGTATCTCATCCCGGGCTTGCCCTCGGCGCCTTTAGCACCATGCATTCTCTCCTGCATGGAAACGCCACGCGTGTGCTCGATCGCCTGCACGCGGTGATCCATGCCCCGAACCATGTTCAGGACAAGATCCATCTTGGCCGAAAGCGCTTTCTCGCCTTCGGTCTCCGCCTCCCCGGCGCCACCGTCGCCAGCGCCTTCCGCGCCAGCCCCGGTATCGCCTTCCCCAGCGGCCCCGGCACCCTCCCCGGCACCGCCTTCACCAGCGCCTCCGGCGCCTTCAGCGGGCTTCTCGCCAGCGGGCTTGCCCTCCGGCTTGCCTGCAGCACCAGCAGCGCCCTGTGCGCCGCCTGTGCCCTCAACGGGGGACTTGCCCGTTCCAGGCGATGCCTGCTCCTTGGGCGGCTCCTGCGCGGCCCCAGCAGCGGAAGCCTCCGCGCTGGCCATGACGGCCGAGGTATTGGCATTTACTCGCGCGATAATGAGGTTAAACTGCGTGGCCACGGCGTTGGCATCGGCCAGCGCCTCCGGGGTGACCTGCTGCAGCTCATCCTGCTTCTTGCCGAACATCTGCATGAATTCGGCGACCACCTGCTTTGCTACGGCTTTGACGTCCATCGGCCTCCTCCCTCCTTGATTGAGCCAGAACATCCTCTCAGCGTCTGTAGTATCCGCTATCTTTTGCCCATGTCCATTCGATCCGCTTTCAGATTCTATGACAAGCGAATCTGTCCCATCTTTGTATCCGGCAAAATCCTTTCTGATCGCACCCTTGATCACAAGCGAGAGATCTTTAATATGAACATCCATCAGCTGGAAAATCCCCTTGCTGCTGGTAGTGCGGGGGATAATAGGGATCAGCGTCCATACGCCTCCGATCGAGAACCCATTGAGTTCGCCATTTTGCACCTTAGCCCAGGCGACATCGGAACATCTCACCCCGGCGACGCCAGCGCCCGGGGTGAAGAATTTTGACCCCTCCGGCGCCTGGAAGCATTCAACGAGATCGCCCACGCCTCCCCATAGGATATGATTGATACCGATGCCCTTTGTCCGGCCCGCAGCATATTCAATCATGAACTCATGAATGGCTTTCCCGATTTCATACTCGCTCAGGAAATGCCCCTGCGCATCGGTAGCCCACGGCACCAAGAATTCCCCGTAGACAACCTTTTGCGAAGCCATGAGGGGATCCTGGGCGAACTTGAAGAATATCTTCCCGTCGATTTTCTGCGGCTTGTAGGCATCGCTCTGGAGCCGTGTCTTATTGGCGCGGATAAACTGCTCTGCCGCCAACTTGGTAAAGATGGAATCATCGAACCAGACGGTAATTAAATCCCAGGTCTCGGTGCCCTCATTGAACCCAAACTCCAGCCGGACGCCTTCGCTGTCTCTGAAATTGACCATGGCGGTCTTGTCATAGGAATACACATTCGGCTCGAGTTCAATAGAAAACCAATTCGTCTTAGCGCCAACCAGCGCCACGATTTCCCGAGGATCGATGATATCTTTTTCCCGTAACGTCCAGCTGCCGGCAGCATCTCTGGTGTATTTCTGCTTGACCGCTGCCCAGGCGGCAATGCGTGCCCCCTCCTCGCGCACGGATTCTTCGCCGGTCAGGGTTTGGTAAGTTGAATTGAAGATCCGGATCCAGATCGCCTGTGCGCCTTTCGGCAGGTTCTTAATCGTGTCCGGGGGATTCGATAGGAGATACGGCATCGCGCTTCTTCTCCATGGCATCTAGCGTGCCCATGATCTGATTCAACTGTGAATTGAGCTCCCGGGCGAGCGCCGTTAATTCCATAAGGGTCTTGCGGACTTTCTGTTCTTGGTCAACGGGGATAGCGATTTCCATTCTAAGGGGTTGTGCCTTCATCCCCCCAGCATTCCGCAAGTCCATTACGTGCGGGTTTAAAATTCGCGGTCGATCCCCGTTGCCCTGCCCGTTCGCCATCCTTGGCCTCCGTAAGAGTCAGCCCTTCGAATTAGGGCTTCGAGAGCCTCTAAGCGCGTCATCCATCGGGAGTATAGAAATCTCCCGATAGCCTGTCAAGAAATCTTTTTGCACCGGGGGCACTTGATTCGGATCGGCATGTGCCGCTGTGCGAATTCCCTCTCGGTAGGCGTGCGGTATTGCCCGAGCTTCTTATTGCAGAATTTACACCGCTTATCAGAGTCACCTTTGGGATCCGTCCCAGATGTCCTCTTCAATGAGTTCGACTCCTTCCAATACCGGCAGGAAGGTGCATTGACAATGCACGAGTTCCTCGGCCCCTGCCGAGGGATCGCCCGGGTGCATCATCTGATGCGCACCGACAGTGAACGGCGCGTCCATGCGCTGCCGCTGGCCGTGTGCGTCCATATGTGTCTGCCGACTATTCCGAAATGAACAAGCCCAATCTTTGAACTCTACGCTTGTGGTTTTGTAGACTTCAAATTGCGCCTGCTCGACTGCGATGAGCGTTTCTGTCCGCGCCGTGGCATTCGCTCTGCCAATTGAGAACTCATCGAATTTCGCCGCAATCATCTGCCCGACCTGCAATGGGTTCAGCCCCTTGTCATAGAACCCGGTCGCGATGGTTCGGGACAGATCATCGATCAGATCGTCAGCGAAAAACTGCCCCCATGCGGCTGCGCGGATCTTGAGGTTTTCAAGTACAGTGATATCTTTCAGGTTAAAAGAGCCAGGCATTCCCATGCGGATCTGTGCCGTTTTGCCCCCCGCATTATATGCCGGGAGCGAACGCGCCTTGAGTGTCGCTTCCATCTCGGCGGCAAGTCCCTGGTGGGTACCTCGCAGATCCGACAGCAGGATTTCTTTAACCAACCGTTCCTCTTCCGGACTGGCCTTCTCGGTGCGTTCTCTCTCGGTCTTCACATAGATCCGCTCGAGCGTATCCTGCTTTTCCATCGCTGCCATCCCGGTGCGTTTGGCGTCAACCACATGCTTATGAATAGCGTCATACGTGGCCCGCTCAAGCGGCTCCAGTGGAATCGGGCGAGTAAAAGTTTCACGCGACACGGTGCTGCTCCCTGAAGCGGCCATACATTTCCATCGCTTTTACCTGCGCCTCGGGATCCATCAGCGCCATGAAACTCGGGAACCCCATGGCAGCACTCCCGGGTGTGCCAGTTGTAATCTCTCCGCGCCGGATCCCGAGATCCATCATCGCCAACTGCGCCTGGATTACCTGAAACGGCAGATTCGCCCACGGCTCCGGAATGGCCGGTAGAGCCATCTTCAAGAACTTCGTCATGTACTCTCGGCCTTCATTGATCGACATAAATGGCAGCACCCCGATCCGCGCCAGGATCTCGGCCTCGCGCTGTTCGTCGAGGGTATCGATCTCATCGAACTTCGCATAATGATCGTGAACGAACAGCCCCTCTTTTATCAGGCGGAGCAATTTCTTTTCCCATGTCTCTTGACGCGGCTTGGTAATCGAATGCTTGTAAACTTCAATCTGTGTCTCACCACTGCCGGTGCCGATGTTGCCGGTTTCTATGATACCCACGCGATTCGGGAGCATCCCATAGGAACGCAGGATCTCATCGCGGTTGTCTCTCCGGTATTCGCGGAAATCCGCGTCCTTATGATCCGGCCCCAGCTTCTTCCACTCGAGTTCAATCTCCTTGGGGATTTCCAGGTAGAGTAGCCGGTAGTGATCACCCCGGAGCACGAGCTCGAGGTGGTTCGTAATGTTCTCACGGAATACGGCGAGTTCCTTGTCCATGCCGACAAGATCGCCCTTGACCATCAGGCACCATTCCGGCAGCGTCCGGTTGAAGAAGAACTTGATATTCCGATCTGCCTGGTATTGATATCCCCGCACCGCAGATAGCGCAGGGACAATCCGGGGGATCCCGTAGACCGGCGAGAACGAATGATAATGCCGGAACCAGATCATCTCATTAAGCAAAGCCCCTGTATCCGGATCCCGCGATCGTTCATTCTTGGGATCGCTGCCGAAGCGCCGGAACCATACCTTCTGTGCCCCGCGGATTTGACAAAAGTTCTTCATGTCAATTGTGATCCGCACCTCTTTCGCTGGAACGTGGTCGAGGCGCTGAACAGGCTTGGTGGGCAAGTTCCCAATTCGTGTGCATTCGATATAGCCGTTCCCGGTCGATTCCCAATCCATATTTGTGGCATCAGAGATCTCGCGGAAGGTATCGTCCGGATTGCAATCGCCGAAGAACGTCTCGACCGCCAAGCGATTTTGCTCACTCGCCAGGTCTTTCTTAAAGGGAACGATGTGTAACCCAAGACCTGAGACATCGGTTGAAATCTGATTCACGGTAACCGCGAAATCGGTGCTGCTCAGAAGAAGCGCTGCCATCTGCTCCAGAGATTTCCCACCGAGCGGCGGGATCTCAAGATCCCATGCGCCTTTACTGTACTGCCGGAAAAATGGGTCAACAATCTTCGTGGGCTGCATCCAATCTTTATATGGACGCTTCGGCCCTGGCCCCAAGGATAACGCCTTAGCTCCGCGCTCTTTTATGATATCGCCATCAGCCATGTTTGTCCCCCACGATTATTTCCCAAGCGAAGTGGCTTTAAGCCCACCGCGCGTCCTCTTGCCACAGGCGCTGGTAAAAAACCAAGATGCCATCAGGCGATCGCCTGTATGCTCAACGGGATCGAAGCGTAACATATCATCTATCCATTCTGCCGATTGATGGTTCCTGGGGATCCGCCACATACGGTTTTCGAAGTCGACAGACATCGCGCGAACGCCCAGGGTAGGATCCGCCTTGTTCTTGCCCGTAGTAAAAGGATGCAACCGGATGGCCTTGGCGAATCGTTTAATTTCATCAAGCGCCATGGAGCCTTCGGATGGCGTGTTTTTGATGATGGCCCTAAAGATCTCATCGGCGCCTCTTAAGAACTGCAACAGATAATCCTGTGCCGAATTGTTTTCCACCTCAAACAACACAGGTTTGAAGCGATCCTGAATCTGACAGAAATTCTTGATGATGTCAACAAGTCCCATTCGGCCCGCGATGATATTAAGCACCACTTTTGTCCCATGCGGATCCACGCCGCCAATGAAAAATACTGTCTCATGTGCGCCGCGCTTCTTCTTGACTGCCAAGTCAACACCGACATAGACCTGCAGTTCATTGTCGTCATAGCGGGAGACAAAATGCCTGCCTTCGGCCTCGGCCAGTTCAACGCATGTCTCAATCGCTGCCCGGCTAAAATCATCACTCCCGCGTTCCTTGTCGGGGATATTTTTCATCGATCGTGCATACTCGATCGAGCTGACCTCGGCGAGTCTTTCCTTGCGGCGCCACTCCGGCCAACCACAGACCTCCCCGGACGGCATGATTTCAAGATCCGGCCAGAGATCATCATCGGCATCATAGCGTTCGACGTGATAATTTGTATTCGCCGCAGCCCAATGCATCGCGTCTTCTGCATGCCAGGCATTGCCGATCATCCAGAGACGAGCCAGCGCGGTAAGCCTGGAAATCACTGTGTTCTTGACATATTCAATCACCCGCTTGCGCTGGCCCCGGGTTAGAGTATTTTCGAAGTCGAGGATATCATCTAAGATAGCCAGGTCGAGCCGCGCTCCCATGATGTTCCCGTTCACCCCGACCGCCTCCACCGTATAATCCTTATTTGACAGATCCTTTCGCTCAACAACGATGTGACTGTCCTGCCAGCCCATGACTCGCCCGCGCCTGCGTTCAGGACGCACGTGTGGAAACACCGCCTGATAGCGTGCGTTATAACCGATCGTCTGGCGGATCACGCCGAGAAATTTATGCGCCTGCCCAGCCGTATTGGAAACCAGCGCTGCGCGGATGTTGGTGTTCTTGCCGATCTCCCAGCTCAGGCGGCACACGGAAATCTGCATCGACTTCCCGTGCTCAACCGGGGCGAAAATAACCAGGCGCCGATATTCATTGCAGAGATCCTGCCATTCGTCATGAAGGGGTTGTGCTTTCCAACCGAAAACGTACTCGCCGAAGGTCGCCGGATCCTGCCTGGCTACCTGGATCGTGTCGCGTTCGTAAGCGCCGAGGTCGGCTTCCAGCAGATCCTGATCATGCTCAATTTTCCCGGGGGAGTCTGTCATCGCCCAACGTACCCTAAACCCTCGAGCCGTTTTAAGACCTCCGGATCTGCAGTCGGCCACGGCAGGGACGGCCCGGGTTGTTTGATGGAAAACCGGCGCAGAATCGTATTGAGCATCATGTGGTGGTCGGCGGGTTCATAGACTTCGCGAACAGCCAGCTGGATCGGCAATGGCGTCCGCGCTATGAGGGGAACCCGAATGAGTTCGGGGAACATCCCATAGGCATGAATACAAAAGCCCCGTTCGCCTAAGCCTTCACCATGGTCGCCGGTAACGAAGATCTCGGCATCCGGAAAGGCGTCGAAGAGTTCAGGCATCTTCGAATCGAGAAATCGGATCGCCCCATCGTAGGCAGCGATGTAACATGCCGGATGATTGGCGATGCGTTTGCCGAAATACCGCGAGCCCTCGACTGTCCATTCCTGGCTATCTTCGCCGCACCACTCGACCAGCGCGCCGATCTTGTCGAGGATCTTCATGCCCGGCATTGCCATCGGCCCCCAGCGTTTCTTGTGGGTTTGCCAGAGAGCGTCCCCGACAAAACGCTGGTGGTTGCCCCAGGGTTGATACATCGCATGCGTCTCCTGCAGGTGTAGCACCCCGAAAAACTCCGGGCGGCCTCGGTGTGCAGCGATAAAGGCATCGACCATCTGATTCGCCGTTGGCCTCTTGCCGCTCCGGTGATACCACGCAGGCCAGGACTTAAAGTCGAAAACGCTCGTGGCCATGCGCTGGCCTGCCGGTGTCGCGTTGCCGCTGTAAAACGATGTGTGGATCTTGTTGCGAGAAATCGTCAGCGCATAGTTGGCGATCCGCTGGAACGTCCCCTTGGTCGCTGAGGCATTAGACTTGAAATCGCTCCACATCAAACCCTTGGCCCCGGTTACCACGGAATCCAAGAACGGAGTCGTCTCGCGATCGTACCCATAACAATGGATATGATCGCTCCGCAAACACTCGACCATGACAAGAATAATCTGTGTTTTGTTCATCTGAGATCCTCTATCGATGGCACTTCAAAATCACAACCCTCTTCATCTGCACCATCGTCTCCGGCGTCATTGTCAGCCGCTCGGTCAAGTCCTGTGGCGGCGAAACTAACATCAAGGTGTCCGCCGGCAGATCCGAAATCGTCAGGATCGGGATCCCCCACAGGCTCCTCAGAGACCTCCTCGGCGGTAGCAGGGATGGCCTGGGGATCGTCTCCAGGCGGAACTTCAAAGAGGACTCCATGAAGGTCTCCTTCCTGCGGCGCATCCTTCACGCCACGCAATGCCATTTGCGTCCGCGCATCGGTTACGGTCGTTACCTGCTCCCGGCCCAGCAGCGTGCGGAGTTGCCGCAGATGTTTGCGCACCGCCGGAATGTTATCCGCTGGCACCTCCGCGAATTCCCCCTTGCCGCCTCCAGGCGGCGCGTTGTTTGTCGTCTGATTGATAAAGGCGAAAACCGGCGACTGCTCGGTCTTGCCGAAGCCCAAGATCATCGCCTGCAACCGGATCGCCTCGAGTACCCGCGCGTCAGCCGCGGTGCGTGCGTTGTAATCGGGTTCGGTCACTAACTGTGGTTTCTCGTCCTTGTTCTCACGCACCTCCCGAACCTTCACGGCCTTGTCGGCGATCTTGTTCTGCCGAACAATTACCGTCCCGATCCTCGTGAGCATCTCGCCTACGGCACAGCCGTCAATGATCAGGAGATCGGTATAGCGCTTATAAATCATCTTCAGGTCATCAACCACCGTTGCCCGGGTTACCTTCACCTCCTCGGCAATCTGCGTTGGGTTCGCTCCCCGCGCGGCAAGGCTCAAAACCTGCTTTTCACGTTCCCAGCGCTCCTGCCTGTCAGACATCCGTGTCGCCCTCCGCAAGACCGACCGCTCCCAGGTACCCTCGCACCATTACCATCAGCGCCTTGCCCCGGGAAACGCCTCCAGCTAACGCACTGGCCCGCGTCAAGGCCTCCTCGAGCAGCGCCGGATCGTCCTCCACCACGAAGGAGACGATCTTCGGTCGCGTCCGCTCCGCCTCCTCCTCCTCGGCATCCAGGTCGACCTCTAAGGCATCGGATACCTTCGAAAGTTCAAGCGCATCCCGGAGCTCCGCCTCGCTGTAGGGGAGATGCGTCTCGAGGTCGTCGATCGATAGATCCGTCGACAGATCCTGAACCAGCTTCGCAAACAATGCTTGCACCGACTGCCCCTTGAGTTCGTTCAGGTTGATCGATAGGATCTTCGCTTCACGATCGCCCAGGTCGACCACGCTGCAGGGGACGGCCGTGTAGTCTAACTCCTGCGCCGCCATCCAGCGATGGTAGCCACCGAGGATCTCCCAGCGCCCATCGTGCGGACGCACCACCAGCGGCTCTACAAAGCCCCGGGCTTTTATATAGGCCCGGAGTTTCGCATATGTCTCCGCGTCCATGCGATTCGGATTCCATGGATTAGGTACCAAATCGCCGATCGGAATTTCCTGAATATCCATCTCAACCTCGCTCTCAGCTCCCGCCATGTCCACCACGGCCAGAGCCATTCGATCCGCAACGCGTCAAGCAGATCCTGCTCGCTGATAATGTAATCGATAAACCGATCGGCCTGAGCATAGGTGATGAAGGCTTTGGCCTGGCCCGGCGGTAGACCCAACATCATGCCCTCACCCTTCTCGCGGCCTCGAGGATCCCGCAGATCTGCGATATCGCCAACCGAATCGCCAGCCTCTCCAGGCGCACGATAGCAGCGTTAATGCGATCGACATATCCGGCCACCTCTGCCGTGACGACAATCGCTAACCCACCAGGTTTGTACGGCCCCATGAGCCAACGGCCACAAGCACCACAGCGCTGCTGTGAATCCTTGACCAACGCGTTCCGCACTCCGCACATGGGGCACTCCCACGTCTTGTCAATCGCCCCGCCTACCTCACCCGGATCACATATTCCACGTTTGTCGTCCGATGCCGATCCGATGCCAGCGCCGCCAGGTGTGTGCATTTGATCTCCTCCACGTCTATATCTTCACGGAACTTCCGGATGCTGTCAACTAGCTCCGCGATCGGAAACCCCTGGTTGCCATAGGATAGAACCCAGGTGGGAAACTTCTCGCAGGCTATAAATAAATCCTCCAACGCCGATCGCGCCTCCTTCGTCGAGAATACACTGCGCGGCACCTTCGATATCTCGCCCGCCAAGATCGAATCCAACACCCGAAGGCTCTGCTCATAACTCTGCGTGCCCACATACGGCGGATCCAGGTAGACCACATCCCCCTCTACCCGATCGAGAAAATCAAAGACGTCCAGCTGGTGCGCCTCGTTCTGAAGCCCGTTGGTGAATACTCCCTTGTTTATATACGACAGCACCCGCCTGGCAACCGTCCGCGGATGCCCCGCTATGTTCCGCGCCAAGATGTCACGAACGTAGTTCTGATTCATCTCCTCCCATTTCCCGTCTTCCGCCTGCTGGATGATCGTCTTCGCCCCGAAGTTCCCCGCCGGACGCATCCGCAAAATGTACTTGATCAAAAGAAGCAGAAGCATCCACCGCTTGACACCCTCCGCTCGATGCGCCCAATAGAATGCCCGATCGAGAAAACGCGCGTGGCGCGTTGTGAATACTCCATAGGCGAAATGGTCGGCAATGAAGGTCTGTGGCTCCGGGGGCTTCACGAAAAGCCGATCGATGTCTAACTCGTCTAAGCGTACACGATCGTTTGCAATCAATGCCTGGCCGACAATGTGACTCCGAAATGCAATGTCGTTCGCCAGTACCCGGTAACCCCGAGCCTTCCCGAAAAGCGAGACGCTGCCGCCCCCCATGAAGGCATCCACCAGAACGGGTGCTTCCGAAGGCGGGGGGATCCACTTGAAAATGTGACCGAGCAGACGACGCTTGCCGCCCCGGTAGAGCGGCAGTGCCCGAAGCCTCGACCAGGCCATGACGCGCCTCCTTGAGAGATCGAGGTCGATGAGCACCCGCTGGAAGCCCACCGACCTCACCCAAAACGGAGTGTGACGAGGATGAGTCGTCAGCGACGACCACTCTACCATGGCCCGACTGAGACGACAACATAAAAATTCTCCCCGGCGTTCCCGTGTGTGAAAAATGACGACCTGGACAAGATACCCGGGCGATCCGGCTCGTGATCAGAGGCGGGGGATAGAGCAAAATTCGTGCCATCGATTTACGCTAATTTGCATCCTGCGCTGCCGGCCTTGCATGTTTTCGCACAGCTTCTGCTTTGCTGTGAGTGTCCTCGCTGATCGTTGCCGACCTTTGTCGATCAAACTGATCATTTAAGCAATCGCTGTCGTCATTTGACCAGGGTTTGCACATGCTGTGCAATCAGTGTGGAACGTTGTGCTCTACAGTCACGACGTTTGCTGATTATGACACCTGGACAGATGCTGTCCACTTTTGCAGATAGCGAGCTTTAAGGTCACGCTCCTTGCACATGCTTGCGCATGCGTGTGGAATCACACTGATTTCTTGGTCGGGTTTGGCAGATCGTGTGCTTTGGCGTGGGTTATTTCGCAGGCGTGTGGACAGAGTGGTGCCCTGGTGCTGCTCGGTGCGGACGGAGTGGGCTGCGGAGAGTGGAATTTGCACTCACATTTCCACAGAAGTGGGCTGCGGAGAGTCGTGTATGAGTGCTTTTTCAGTCGAAAGTGGGGTGATGGTGGCAGGATCAGTGATGCTCCCGGGGCAATGGTGGAGCCATGGTGGGCTGCGCGGCGTCGGTGTGACACTTGATTTGCGGGCAAAGTGGGCTGCGAAGACTGTGATTATGACTCACATTCCACCGTCAGTGGGCTGGAATAGTGGGTGTTATCACCCAGGACATGCCTGATGCATGACTGTGTGTGTCGGCCAGGCGGCGCCGGTGGGACGCCGTCCCAGGATGTGACTCATTATTGCACTCATGTTTCACTCGAAGTGGGCTGCGCGGAGTCAAACGTGAGTCCTCTTTCAGTCGAAAGTGGGCTGCGGCGTCACACGCAAGCCTGTGTCGTGTCTGTGACACACACCCGGGGCAGCCGCGAGATCGGGGATCCCCCTGAATGCACGTCCGCGATCGCCCGTAACGGCGGCCTCTCCCGCATGATCGCATAAAAGGCATTATGTCAACTTGGCTGAAGTGCGCAGGTTTTGCACATGTTGATACTATGACATCCCCGGGTGTGTCCCCCGCGTGGCAAACATCCCGCGAGCGCCGCCGGACATGTCCACACTCTGTCCACATCCGGTGCATAACCGCCCAGAGTGACCACTTTTAGAGTCATACATGACTGTCGAGCGACTGTCGAAAGTGACCACTTTTAGAGTCAGCGAGCAGGCATGTCGGAGTCATGGATCAGTCATGCAGTGGGTGTTTTCACCCAGGGCACACCCTCACAGTCATCCTGTGAGTCATCCTCGCAGGATCCCCGGGGTAGCCCCGGAAACGAAGGCCACAGAGCGCCCGTGTGCGTCGATCGCAAGCCCTCGCGGCTCCCAGGTCGTATCCCCGGCGATCGCCTCACACGCGCGACGTGTGCGCGAACCTGCCCCCGGCATGCCATGGTGCATGGGTAAAATAGGCAAAAAAAAGACCGACCGGAAGGTGCTCTTCCCGGGCAGAGGCAGATTTACAGCCCTAACCATATGGCCCCTATAGCCCCTTCAATCGCCCTATTTGCCTACCTTCGCCACACGGCAGCGCTGCAGCGTTTCTGCGTCCATCCGGACTTTCCGTCCATTGAACGTTCCGTCACATATATCACATGGCATAAGCAAGCTTCGGCTAGACGCGAGCGTATCATTCTCCAGGTGAAATTTCATTCTACACGCCGCGCAGACGATCGCGACTCTCTCTTCGATTTCGCCACGTCGACTGAGATGTCTCATCCCTGCCCATTTGTGCACTATACCCTCGATCGTGCCGGGGGTAACTTCGAGGATCCCGGCGTAATCGATGATGAGTTGTCGTTTGAGGTCTTCGGAGAATGGTGCTTTACGGTCACAGATATAGCACACCGCCTCTGCGAGAGCGCATTTATCATCACGAGCCATCGTCGGCCTCCAGTTCATCATCGGCGAGTTTGATTTCACATGCCGCGGCCTTGACCGCCTCGGGATCGAGCAAGTCGACTCCGGCCAGGTCAGTAAGGATAAGGCACATGGCCGCGAGGGTAATGGCATCCTTCCTGACATCCTCCTTGAGCGCATCGGGCAGCGGCCCATGGCCTTGGTGGCCGATCGCCCCCAGCACCGTGTGTAGCAGGCTGGTATAGGAATCGGCGATTTGGGACGCTGTATAGGCGATGGTGCCGGCACGCCAGTTACCATCGCGGCGGTAGACCTGGAGTAGGCGTTTGCGGAGTAAGGATGCGAAGGGGGGGATGAATTGTGAGACTGCAGACGAATATAAAGGATCTTTTTCTAGCACAGTAGTGTTTCCCTCCATTTGGAACAGCGGAAGCGCGCGGCCTCCGGGGAGACGCCTCTCCCTGGCGGGAGAGGGCAGGCTATCGCCTGCCGTATCGTTCAGGACTTTTCTTCTATTTCCACTTCGACACCGGGTGAGGTTGTCGGTGGCGTTTCCGGTTCGAGTTCGAGGCAGAGTGTGGTCACGCATTGCCCGGTGTCCTCGTCGGTCGTTTCCAGCACGATATCGCCCTTACCGATGAGGCGACCGATATCGTTATTATTTATCGCATCGCTGAGCGCGGTGGCCTCGTCATAGGTTCCGGACAGATCGGTGAGGCGTTCTCGTATGATGGCCAAGTCGGTCACTTCGAGAACGGATCTTAGAGTTACCTTATATTTCACGGTTGCTCCTCCTTCCGCCAGTGTGCGGCAAGGCGTGAGGCGATGCCATGCATCCGGCGCGTGAGATATGCTTTGCCGGTTTCAGGATCCACGCCTTTGCGTTTCCGCCAGAGCATTTCTTCACACATGCCGTCGGGTGTGAGGTCACAGACACCATGCACATCGCGGAAGCGGCGCCGGAGTGCGGTCGTAAATACACCATCGGGGGCTTTGCCGCTCGCGAGCCACTTCCACAGCACATATTGCGCAGCGTCAAAGCCGAGCGAGATAAACACGTCCATATCCTTGCGGCCCCGCGTGGGGATATACTCATTGATGAGCCAGGTGTACCAATCGCCTTCGGTGGCGAACTCGTGCAGGGGACGCAGGCCCAGCCGCGTGAGCAGGCGATCAGCCGGGCGAGCCATCAGCGGCACCTCAGGCGGGCGAGGACGCCTTGTTGGCGGCGTTCCTCTGCCTCGCGCTGGCGGTGTTCCCGCCCAACCAGGCATCCGATAACTGCGATCAGCTCATCCCTGGTCATGTTCTTGACCGGACGCGCCATGAAGTGGGTGCCGATGCCAGCCGCATACCACTTCCAGAACGCTTTAGCCCTACGGATCGGAGTCAACATCAGGCGCCTCCTCCCATCTCTCGCTCGAGGTCTGTGATATCCTTCTCGATCTCTCCGAGGCGACGTGACCGGTCCATAGCTCCGGAGTACAATCCAAACAGCAGGTCACGTCCGGCATTTGCTCGCACCTCGAACAGGATGGCTTTAAGTATCTTCAAGAGGTTCCTCTCATTGGCGGTCATGGCCGTCTATCCCTCCTCCGGCCAGCCGTCTTTTTCAGCCACGCACACATGCGCCGCCATGCCGACGGAGACGTTGCGTACTCCGGGCAGGTATAGACATAGGGACATTCCAGCCGGAGCGCGCCGCCCTTATCCTGGCCTGTCAGCCCTGAGCGTGGGCACCGCCATTCGCCTTCGAAATAGATCCGGTTCCCGCTGCGCCTGGTCACGAGTTCGATCCCATTCTGCCAGCGACAGATTTTCATGGCGGCCACGCAATGTAGTCTGGCTCATCGACCGTAGCCTTGACGTGCCGGAAGGCCTTGGCGGCATCGATACATGCCGGGTTATCGTTGCAGTAGCGGACGTTCTGCGTCATCGTCCCGGGCGGCAGGTCATGCTCCGCGCCGATGTCCGATGAGAACACGCTGATCTTCTCATCCGGCCTGACCGCACCGCAGATATGGCATCGCCATTTCATAAGCGGCCCCCCCCTGTGTTAGTATCTCTCCGTCCCCCCAGCATTGTGGCGCCCATGCCGATGGACAGCACCTGGGCGGGAAAAGCCCGCAAATCTCATCAATAAGATGGCACCAATGCACCACCGCGTAGCGATTCCCCTGTGTATGGAGTTCCACACGAGCATACTCATAATGCTTACACTGAGGGCGTTTCGGTTCCGTCTGCGCCAACGCGTCATAGATCTCCGGGTCTGTCATTGCGCCATCACCAGCCGCAGGCTCGCCTCCTGGAGCACGCTAAGATTGGCCATGACCTCCGCGTAATTATCTCCCAGCACCTCTGGCCCGTAGATCACCACCGTGTCCATATCGGCATCGTTCCTGATCTCGCCGACCATTCTGAAGAACTCCTTGAACTTCTCCTTATGATCGGGCAGGAGATTAAGCCCCTCGCGCCTGCTCATCCACGACTCAAAGCACTCGCGGGAGCAGAAGTCGTGGGTAATCAGATGCTCGGGAAGCAGGATATCGCCCTTCGGGTTGCGGTAACCCTCGAGCCGGATGACGCGGTTGGCGATCGCGGGATCCCCACCACATCCCCGTTCCGGAACCTCCGCGTGACATTCATCACATCTTACTAACCTCATGTGACCTCCCCTAGCCGGACAAATGTCCTGGCCTCCTCGCCTGGCAACCGCCGCGTTGCGTTGAAGAACTCTATTACCTTCCGGCACAGATCCTCATCGGAGAGCGCGCGGGGATCGATCCCCCGGCTATCAAGCCAGCGGGCAAACCAGCCCTCCCCTCGCTCGACCCTGGCGCGATCGATCATGTCGCCCCATCCTCTCTCGCTGTTGCCATGCCTGGCGACAAAATGAATCTCCCGTTTCTCAGCCTCCGGCTTCTTCTCCGCCATTGCGCCTCCTCTCGTCCTCCGCATGTGCAGCCGCGAGCGCTGCATGCATTGTTGTGGCATACTGCTTGAGCGCCTCGTAGACCTCCGGCTCGAGGTAGATTGTATTTGATGGATCGGTCGGCAGCCCGTTTCTGGTCGTCAAGATTATCCCGCCACTACCGTCGACTGCACAGTAGACGCTATCGCCCAGATAGGTGGTGATCATTCGGGTTCCTGGTTCCATCCCGCCTCCTCTTTGCTCGTTGCTTTGCCAGTAGTTCATCCCGATGGCACCAATAGTATGCTGCCCCTCGGGAGCGCGCGGCCCGGGCACGTTGCTCGTGATAGAGATTGACGAGCGCCTGCCGCGCACCGCGCAACGTTTCCAGGCGCTGGTCGATCTCATCGAGTGCCGCCCGGAAGGTTGCCGCGTCCATCCCGCCTCCTTTCATCTGCCCAGCCTGCCGGTTAGACACAGCAGCGCCATGCGGGTAAGCGCCCCGCTATCCGGCAGGCGGACAAGGGGTAAGTGCTTGAGTACCAGTTCGAGGGTCTCAGTGCCGTCCGTCATGAGATCGTAGACCTCCGGCGGCACGTAGATGGTGCCCCGAGCAAATACCGCCTTGTTCATGCCTGCCAGCATGGGTGCGACGACTACGGATATGTCGGCAAAGGGTTTCATGACTTAGGATCCAGCACCTTCGCCAGCCAGAGGCGATCCTTAACGGTTACGGCCTCGGCGCGTGGCGTGTGCAAGATCGTGCGCAGCGCCTTCCGCACCGCTTCGATCCCATGCAGCCGCCCCTTCAGTTTCGATGTGTCCAGGTGCTTCGCCTTATTCGCACGGATCTCCGTCTGGATCGCGGTGACCTCGTGCCGCAGGGATTCCTTGAGCACAATCAACTGGCGGCGGATGAAGAACCCCCCCACCCCCCCTGTCGCTACACGCACCCCGTAGGGTTGATCGATCCGCCTCGCTCAGCAGGGAGCAGAAACCTATCGCCCCGGCATTCTGTAGTCATACAATTTACTCCGTCGCACCAGCCAGGCCCGTAGCAGGCGCGCCACGCTCCGGGCGCGTGCCCGGCTATCATAATTCCCGAGTACACAGAACAGATCAGGCTTCGCCGCCAACTCGGCGACTACACAGTAGCACCCCTTAAGCGGCGGCATCGATGCATAGGGCAGTAGTTTGCCGAGGTGCCGCCGAGTGGTCTTATAACTCCAGGCGCGGACGCGGAAAATGAATCCCTCCGAAAGTGAATATATCCCCTGCGTTTGGATATACATTATCCCGCCCCCAGCTGTGTGGCGAAGAGGTCAAGGGCTTCGCCTACCGCATGGATCCCTGCCCGGCGCTTTGCCTTGGTCTCCTCCTTCAGCGCATCTGTCAAGGCACCAATGAGCGCACCATCGCCCAGGTCATCAAAGCCGAGATCCCCCAGGCTATCGATGGCCCCGGCAATCTGCTGGAGCCTCCGCACCTTAATGTGCTGCTTGCATTTCGGACGCGCCATTTGGCTTACGGCCGCACGGATCTTCCGCAGAAGGATCCGCGCACGCCGCCTCCGATCGGCCAGCGCATCCGCTGCTGCTATCTCATCTCGAGTCGGCTCGCTCATTCCTGCATCTCCACCACCAAGTAACCACCGTTCTGCGGTGCGATCGGATGCTCCTGTGCAACCCGCGCGAAGCACGAACTGGCAAACAGAGTCTTGGACAACCTGCCGCCAGGTGAGATCGCCGCCCCGTCAGGATACTTCGCCAAGATCTCACGCACCGTCATGTCCTCGTTTTTCATGCGATCACCTCAAAGACGTGCCAGATCAAGGCGCCGCCCTTCATCTGCGCGGTACCGATGTACTTGAAATTGTCCGCGCCCATCTCATGGCCAGTCCCGATCACCGCGATCGAACGAGGCTCCTTCTCCGCATCGGTGTCTACGACCGCCCACACACATAGCGCCTCGGCCTGGGTGTCGGCACACAGGATCTCGGCGCCTTTAGGCATCTCGACATCCTGCAGCCCCTTGACTGCCAATGAAAACTTCCAGATCGACTTCATGTAATCACCTCCTCTCCAATGTCTCAAGCCGGAACAAGATCGCGCAGCCCAGGAGCCAGAGCCCTCGCTCCGGCCATGACCTTTCCGCCCCTGGCCAGCCGAAGCAGACGCAGGCACCTATCATCGCAAGCCAGAAACCCAGGGGACTCCATCGTCTTGCCTTCTCTTGTAGGCTCATCCTGCCTCCTCAATCACTCGCATCGCCGCGGCCTTGCCTGCCTCAAAGCCCTTGTCGTAGCCCTCCGCATGTCCATCGGCCTTGCCGCGCGAATAGCCCTCCTCGTCCCCGGCCTCATCCCCTTCCGTCTTCGCCTTCTCCAGACACGCCTCACATGGCTCGATCTTGACCATCGCGTTCGTTCGGTAAGATCCCGCAGTCACGTCCGCCGTAAGGGTTGCCCCGCAGGTCTCGCATTTCACATCGAACTCTATCTCGGCTTCATGATTTAAAGTCGGCACTAGAACGGCACCTCCACTTCCTTCTTCGCCACCTCCTCCTGCGCGCGGTGCTCGGGCACCCGTTCCGGCTCCCCCTGCCACGCTCCAATTACCACGCGCTCCACATTCATCAGAGGGAAGATATGTATTTCGCTGGTGCCCATAGGATCGCACCAGAGCCATACGCACTCTTCCTTGAAGCTGTAGGCACAAATCCCGCCCATCATATGCGCGCCGCCATCGAGCATCTGTATTGTGATCTCTTGCCCGGGCGGCGACCCGATTATATTTAAGTCGCCGGTTTGCATCCGATACTCACCTCCAAATCTTCACCCCCACGTACAGGTAGACTTGCCCCCTGGTGTAGCGTAGCATAGATGCGCCACACCCCCTTTGGCTCATCCCGCACCGCCTTGGTGATCTCGCCGACAACCTTGTCCTCACATCTGATCGGTCGCCCTGCGAGGTCGCCGACAAGATCTATAAGGGGCACCTCAAAAACAAACCCGTTCCAAAACATCAGCCTGTTCCCTCCGTTTCTCCTTTCTGTGATTGCAGCCGTTCAAAAAGCGTGTTGGCCAAGTCCCGCGCCACACACTCGCTAATATCAAATGCCCCCATCACTTGCTTGTCACCAAAGAACAATGCGATCGCTTCCTTGGCATCCACGATCGCAGCAGCCTTGGCTTTAAGCGCGGCCTCTAGTGCGCAGGCTGCTGCCTGGTTCTGTTTGGCTAACTCCTCGGTGCGCATCTCGAGATCCTTATATCGCCGCATGGCACGTCCGAGATCCTGCCGCAGGGTCTTGATCTCTTCGGCGGTATCGATCGTATCGGGTTCCTGATCGAGATCGGAAAAATCCTCCGGATCCCATTCGGCATCGTCTAAAGGCCCAAGGCCCATGGTCGCCCGCTGGTTATTGATGGTTGCCTTCTCGCTCTGCGATACGACATAATGAACGGCCTCCCGTTCGGTTTGTAGCCGCTTCAGATGCGC